AAAAGAATGTCACTTAGTAAATCACAAAGGTCGCTTCGTGCTTGGACAAGACAGAAATGGAGAACCAAATCAGGTAAACCTAGTACACAAGGGAGTAAAGCAACTGGCGAACGTTATTTACCTGAAGCGGCAATTAAGGCTCTTTCTGCCTCTGAATACGCCAAGACTTCGGCTGAAAAGCGTAAGGCAACTCGAAGAGGAAAACAAGTTTCTAAACAGCCAAAAGCGATTGCTAGAAAAACGAAGAAGTTTAGAAGTTTTAGCTAGGTTTAAGTAATGACATTTTTACACACACTAAAACCTGAAGAACGAAGAATACTTCGTTTAGTTGTAAAGAGAGTGCATCTCAAACATCACCCTGAACAATTTTGTACAGACTTAGAAGCTGATAAAGTTATTGCTGCTGTTGGTCCTGAAACAGTTGATAAGTTATTAAGGGTAGGAAAGAACACAAAGATTGATACAGTTTAAATACAAGCCTGATGGAGATGTCCTTAAAAGTTTTATGAAAGATAATACTTTTTTTCGTGGCATTAGAGGTCCAGTTGGTAGTGGCAAGTCCGTTGCTTGTAGTATAGAAATATTTAGAAGAGCCTTGATGCAAGAACCTGATAAGTCAGGTAAACGAAAAAGTAGATGGGCAATTATAAGAAATACAAATCCACAACTTAGAACAACAACAATAAAGACTTGGCTTGATTGGTTTCCTGAAAATGATTGGGGTAAGTTTGCTTGGTCAGTTCCTTATACTCATAATATAACAGCAGGTGATCTTGAGATGGAGGTTATCTTTTTGGCACTTGATAGACCTGAAGATGTTAAGAAGTTATTATCTTTAGAACTTACTGGGGTATGGGTCAATGAAGCTAGGGAAATACCTAAGTCAATTATAGATGCTTGTACTATGAGAGTTGGTAGATATCCTTCTGTTAAAGATGGAGGTGCAACTTGGTCAGGTGTTATCTGTGATACTAATAGTCCTGAAGAAGATCATTGGTGGTCAATAATGAGTGGTGCTGTGCCAGTACCTGATCATATCTCTATTGAAGAAAGTCGTATGTTAATCAAGCCTGATAACTGGCAGTTCTTTACTCAGCCTAGTGGTATGATAGAAAAGAAAGATGATGATGGTACTGTTATTGGATATGAGCCAAATGATAAAGCAGAAAATAGAAAAAATATTTTAGAATCATATTATCCTAATCTTGTTCAAGGTAAAACAAAGTCTTGGATTGATGTATATGTAATGAATAGGCTTGGTTCTATACAAGATGGTAAGCCAGTTTACAATATGTTTGTTGCAGATACTCATGTATCAAAAGAAGAAATACCAGTTGCAGATGGTGTACCTCTTTATATTGGACTGGACTTTGGACTTACACCTGCTGCTGTTTTTGGTCAAAAGGTTCGTGGTCGTTGGCTTATCTTACAAGAACTTGTAGCATTTGATATGGGTATTGTTAGGTTTGCAGAACTGTTACGTTCAGAAATAGCAACACGATATGGAAACTTAGAAGTAAATATTTATGGTGATCCTGCAGGTGACTTTAGGGCGCAGACAGATGAAAGCACTCCTTTTCAGGTTTTACGAGGTGCAGGATTGATGGCTAGACCTACAACAAGTAATGATGTAGCACTTAGAATAGAGTCTGTTTCTACAGTTTTAAATAGAATGGTAGATGGTCAATCAGGGATTTTAATTGACTTTAGGTGTAAAGAATTGGTAAAAGGATTTGAAGGGGGTTATCAATATCGCAGACTCCAAGTATCAGGAGAACGATATGAAGATAAACCTTTAAAGGATAGATACTCACATATCCATGATGCTATGCAGTATCTTATGTTGGGTGCAGGTGAGGGAAGGCAAGTGTTAGGTATGAACAAACCATTAGAAACATTTAATGCACGAGTTGACTATGATGTATTTCAAAGAAAAGCAAAACCTGCAAGAAGACAAGGTTTATGGGCAAGAATGTAAAGGAGTAAATTATGTGTCTACCAAGTAGAAGTCCAAGTCCACCACCTCCAACTAAAGAGGAGACAGAGGCTAAATTAGAAAGAGAAGCACAAACAGAAGTAGCAACTGCTGAAAGAAAAGAAGCAAGACAAGATGTGCTAGAACAAAATATTACAAGACAAAGAAAAGGTACTGGCAGACGTTCGCTCTTAAGAGGTTCAGGTGGTGGTATAGGTTTTTACAATGAGTATCAAGACTAATGCACGAAAAAACTGCTGATATAATGATTCAAAAATATGAGAAAGCTCTAGCTATAAGGCGAGAGTTTGAAGAACTCTATGATGAGATTTTTGAATATTGTTTGCCACAAAGACAAGGTTTTAAAAATTATTCTGCAGGTCAAAGAAGAGATGATAAGATATTTGATGAAACAGCAGTTGTAGGGATACAAGAGTTTGCATCAAGATTGCAATCAGGATTAACTCCAAACTTTGCAAGATGGGCAGACTTTGTAACTGGACAAGAAGTTCCAGAGGAAGAAAAAGATGATATTAATAATGCTCTTGATAGTGTAACAGATTATGTATTTGAAATATTGCAAACATCAAATTTTGCCCAAGAGATACACGAGTGCTTTATCGACTTGGCTTTGGGTACTGCTGTACTTTGTGTCATGGAAGGTGACGCTGTTAATCCTATTCGTTTTCAATCTATACCTTTGCCTCATGTTGTTTTAGATACTGGACCTGATGGTAAAGTAGATCATATCTATAGAGAACGAATGATGAAGAATGAAGATATTATGATTGCATATCCTAATGCAGTTGTTAGTCCTAATATTGCTAGTAGAATACAAAATAATCCTGAAGCTAAAACTAAAATATTAGAAGTATCTTGTAAGTTATATGACAAACCAAATGAAGAAAGATATTCTTATATGGTTATAGATGTAGCTGATAAACAAATGATTATGCAGGAAACTTATGAAGGTGTTGGTTCTAATCCATTTATAGCTTTTAGGTGGAGCAAAGCATCAGGTGAAGTTTATGGCAGAGGTCCTGCAGTTAATGCTTTAAGTGCAATCAAAACTACAAACTTAACTATAGAACTTGTATTAGAAAATGCACAGATGGCTATATCAGGTATCTATCAGATAGATGATGATGGTGTTATTAATGTAGATACAATAAATCTTTTGCCAGGGACTGTCATTCCTAAAGCACCTAATACTCAAGGACTACAGCCAATTAGAACAGCAGGTTCTTTTGATGTAGCTAATTTAGTTTTAAATGATATGAGAAGTAATATTAAAAGAGCATTATATAATGATATGTTAGGTGATCCAAATAAAACACCTGCCTCTGCAACAGAGGTGGCAGAAAGAATGGCTGACTTATCAAGAAAGATTGGTTCTGCTTTTGGTAGGCTACAAGCAGAAATGGTACAACCAGTTTTACAAAGAGTAGTGTATATTCTTAAGAAACAAGGTCGTATTGAAATGCCAACAGTTAATGGAAGAGAAGTAAAAATTAGAAGTGTATCTCCATTAGCACAAGCACAAAGCAATCAAGATATAGTTTCTTTGAATAGATTCTTACAAACTGTTGCTAACTCTTTTGGTCCTGAGATATTAAACATACTTATCTCTTCAGAAGAAACTGCACTATATCTTGCTAAGAAGTTTGGTGTGCCTGATAAACTAATTCGTGATGCTGATGAAAGAGAGCAAATCGTACAGATGGCACAACAGATGCAACAACAAGGAGGATTACCACAAAATGCAACCGAAGAACTTAGGGGTTGATGGATTCCCACGAAGTAAAGAACAAGATAAAATAATATCTCAGAATATAGAATCTTTGTTTAAAACACCTACTGGTCAAGAAGTTTTAAAATATTTAAAGTCTGTAACTATAGAAGCAGTATCAGGCAGTAATATTTCAG